CGCGCCGTACAAGACGATCGCTGCCGCGAAGGTGGGTAGGCGGGCTCGCCTCGGGTCCTCGTCGGCGAGCACCACGGACGGGGCGGTGCAGCAGGGGCGCAAGATGCTCCAGGCCGCCTACGAGATGGGCATGATCAGCACGGTCTCCGGCTGGACGGCTGAGCTGGGCATGCGCTGCAAGGGGTCCGAGCTCGCCGGGGACGGCATCCACAGCTACGTCGGCGGCTTCCATCGCACTGGCTACGCGATCGCACCAGCGGCAACCGAGCGGGTGGTGGAGGCGCTGTGAGCACCCTGCACTACCTCGTCGGCGAGCCGGGCGTGGGCAAGTCCTGGATCATGGACCGTCTCACCGAGCGGTATCACCGCGTCCCATGGGACACGCGACCGCGCATGGAGACCCTGCACGAGACGTTCGCGCCGCCCCGCACCGCCGAGCTGCGGGCGATCGAGCTGGGCGCCCGCGCGGGCAAACACCCGGATGGGTTTCCCGGCACGGACGCGATGAGCATGACCGCGATCGTGGACGTGCACCGCTGGTTGATCGGCGCGGAGAAGCCCGTGGTGCCGATCCTCGGTGAGGGTGCCCGGCTGGCGGTGCGCCGGTTGATCCAGGCATGCCATGAGGGCGATCATCAGCTGCGGGTATACCTGATCATCAATCAGGGTCGGGCCGAAGCCCAGCGGGCCGCACGAGGCTCGACACAGAACGACTCATGGATCAAGGGCGCCCGGACTCGTGCCCTGCGGTTCGCCGATCACGCTGTCGACGCGGGCGCATCGGTGAACGTCTACGCATCGTGGGAACCGATGGAGATCGTCAAGGAAATGTGTCGCGCGACCGGGCTGTGATTCGCACGCCCGTCGCGAGACCGAGGAGGTGACCGGTAGTGCCAGCACGACCCAACAAGTTGCTCCACAAGGATCACAAGGGCGAGTCGGCGCAGGTCACCGCGCTGCACGCCGTCAACGCGGCCAAGGTTGTCGAGCTGGTGTCCTCCGGCATGACGATCACCAAGACTGCCGAGACGCTGAACATCACGCGCAACATGGCCAGCAAACTGCTGCACGACACGCTGGCCGAGACGCTGGCCGAGCGGTCAGCGGATCGCCAACAGCTGCTGGCTCAACAGCTAGAGACCTACCGGCTGCTCAAGCGCGCGTGGATGCCCTCCGCGCTCTCGCCGAAGAATGACAAGGCCGTGCAGGCGGCACGGATCGTGCTGGAGGTGCTGGACAAGGAGAACGAGCTGTTGGGCCTCAACGCGGCGATCCGGTTGGAGATCTCCAACGCCCGCATCAACGAGACGCTGGCCGACGTGGTGCAACTGATGGAGTCCAGCGACGACGACGTGCCGTTGATCCTGGACGCCGAGGACATCGGTTGACGTACGCACGAGCCGAGCGCGATCTTGAATCGGAGATCCGCGCCAAACTCGACCAGCTGAACCCGAACGAGCGTCGGCTGGCCGAGATCCGCCTGGGCCGGATCGTCAAGCGCAAGCAGGCGATCAAGCGGTTCCGCTCGCCCGGCCACGTCGCGAAGTTCACCAACCCCGAGGTCGTCCAGACCGGGATGATGGTCGCGCTGGACCGGGCGGTGATCCAGGCTGAGACGGGTGCCCAGCGCCGCTGGGTGATCTCCACGCCCCCACAAGAGGGCAAGACACTGCGGGTCGGCACGGCGGCCAGCCTGTGGCTCCTGCTGCGCGATCCGTCCCGGCGCATCGTGGTCGCCTCCTACGAGCAGAACCTGGCAGCGCGGTCAACACTCGCCGTCCGTCAGCTGATCGAGGCGTACGGGGGTGGCTACAAGGGCGATCGCCAGGCGGCCAACCAGGAGGACAACTTTGGCCTGGTGCTGGACCCAGACAAGGCGTTGCAGACCAACTGGCAGCTCGCCGACGTGCCGGGCCGGATCAACGGTGGCCTGACCGCCGTGGGCATTGGATCCTCGTTCACCGGCCGATCCGCAGACATCTTGGTGATCGACGACGCGGTGAAGGACGCCAAGGCGGCCGACAGTCCCGGCCAGCGGCAGGCGATCTGGGACTGGTTCCAGTCAGTGGCGACGACCCGGTTGGCGGGCAGCGCGATCGTGATCGTGATCGGGACGCGCTGGCACGAGGACGATCTGATCGGCCGCATCCTGCGCCAGGACGCGGCCGATCCGGCGCCCGAGTGGAAGCACCTCGTTATCCGGGCACAGGCGGGCAGCGATGACCCGCTGGGGCGTGCGCCGGGCGAGTACCTGACCTCGGCACGCAAGGGCGGTCGCGACTGGCCGCGCATCCGCAAGCGCGTCGGCGAGCGCTGGTGGTCCGCGCTGTATCAGGGTGACCCGCATCCGCCTGCGGGCGGGATCTTCCAGCAGGAGTGGTTCGACCGCAATCGCGTCAAGGAAGCGCCCGAGCTGTTCAAGGTGGGCGTCTGGGTGGACCCGGCAGACAACGAGGGTGACGGCGATGAGGCTGGCGTGGTCGTCGCGGGCAAGGGCGTGAACGAGGACTACTACCTGCTGGCGGACCGCTCGGACCACATGACCTCGGGGCGCTGGCTGCGAGTCGCGTTCCTGGCCGCGCTGGAGTTCGGCGCCGAGGAGGTGGCCTACGAGCAGTCGCTGTCCGGCCTGAAACGACAGGCCAAGCAGGTGTGGAAAGACATGGCGCGCGAATTCCGCAAGATGGACGAGCTGTGGCGCCCGTTCCACAACCAGCCGCGCCCGAAGCTCCCGCCGGAGGATCTGCTGCGGCGCGCCGTGGATGAGCTGGTGCGTGATGACGCGTCGCCAGTGGACCGGACGAACATGGAACACAACCTGATCGAGATGTGGCAGTGGGTGCCGAACGCGATGGACCTGCCGATCTCCGGCGTGCCGGTCCGAGCGTTCCCGGCCAAGGGCTCCAAGACCTTCCGCGCCAAGGTGATCGCCCCGCTGTTCGAGGGTGATCACGTTCATCCGGTCGGGCACTTTCCCGAGCTGGAGCATCAGATGATCAGCTGGCAGGAGTCGCAGAAGTCGCCGGACCGGATGGACACGGGCGTGCACGCGTTCACCCAGCTGTCCAAGATCAGTGGCCCGGCCACCATCTCGCGGGCGCACGGCACGATGCCGACCCGGACCAGCCGCAGCCGCATCGTCCGGCAGGGAGACAGCAGGAGGTGGTGAGCGTGGAGATTCGACCGCAGTCCGACACCCATCACCCCGAGATGGGTCCGCCCTCGGTCCGCAATCAGGTGCGCTCGATCCAGGTCAACATCGACATGACTCCGCAGGGCCTGCGCTTCTCGATGCCGGTCGCGCAGGGCTGGGCGGTCGTGGCCAGCTCGCCTGCCGCGCTGGTAGCCGCCGTCAAGGCCGCGTTCACCGAGGCGCAGATCGCCAGCTACGCGCGGTACCGCAACGGCACCTATGACCTGGCCGACTTGACGAGCCGGGATGACACGGACCCGCTGGTGGCACCGCCACCGCACGAGATGACGCGTCGGCGCCCGAAGGTGAGACGGGACCAGTACAACCCGGCAGACTGGCAGATCAACAGTGATGGCCGGTACGTCTCGCCGACCGGGCGCAGCTACGCGCCGGACTCGAACATGGCGAAGCGCATCCGTGCCATGTGGCACGAGCATGGGATCGGCGGCTAACGGTTGTGCCCCGTCCATACGGCGGGGTACATTCGACGCATGACCGATGACATGCCAGCCCGGCCCGCCTCGATCCTGGAGTTGCCGGATGAGATGACCAAAGACGTTCTGCTCGACCTCGTGATCGAGCGGGTGGCGATCGACAACCACCTGTTCGTCATCGCCGACCAGCTCATGCAGGTGCTGTATGCCAGCTACCCCGGGCTGCTCGATCTGCGGTTCGAGGGCAACCACCTGGTCGTGCTCAAACAGAAAGACAGCGGATCCCTGATGCGCACGCTGGACGCCGTGCAGCGCAGCTGGGACGCGGCTTATGTGGACGGGACCGGCTCATGAGCATGTGCGACGTGTGCGGCCAGAATCCCCCGCTGGGTGTCGGCGCGATGCCTGGTGTGCCGATCAGCTTCGCCTACTGCAAGGACTGCCTGAAGGCGGGCGCCCACCCGTACGCGATCGTCGTGGCCAACACCGCGATGCTGATGATGGAGCCGCAGGCCACGTTCGAGGCAGACACGGCGCAGTGGTGGCAGCAGCTGGTCGCCGACACTTTGGGCCACCTCGGTAAGACGCGCGAGCAGTTCGACGCTGACGTGCAGCTCGAACGCAACGAGTTCGCCGCCACCGAGGCGCGCGCCAACGCGGAGTTTGAGGCCACCGACGAGGGCCGACACCACTGCTACCCGGTCAACTACCTACCGCAGGACGGCGGCGCGGTATGACCGGCCACCGCGACCGCTGGACCGCCGAGCTCAAGGTGCAGGCGATCGAGAAGCTGCAAGGCGCGATCGATGGACTGGCCGATCGGATCGAACGCGGCATCGAGGAGGGCGCCGATCGGCAGTACCTGCTGGAGGACACGCTCTGGCACCTCGATCAGCTCACCGGCCGTTCGTTCGCGCGTGGTGCCCGAATGTTCGACCAGCCCAGCCCAACCGGCAGCCGTGGCAGCGGGGTGATGACGATGGCTGAGGACGAGTGCCGCCACGAGATGCCGGTCAGCCAGTGCGCCTGGTGTGGCCCCAAGAAGGCGGACCCGACCATGGAGCGCTTCCTTGGTACCGAGGAGGTGGAGCCGTCCTACGAGACCGCCCAGTACCAGAGCCGGGTGGCCATGTATGACGGGAAGTGCCGCCGTTGCGGTACCGCGTTCGAGGTCGGCGACACGATCGGCTGGTCTCTCGCAACCCGGATCACGGTTGGTACCTGTTGTTGGACCCCAGGCGAGGGCGGTGGTCTCCGATGATGGCACCCGGCCACGCCACGCACGGCGCGATCGCCGGGCTGGTACTCGTCCCGCTGGCACCGCAGCCGCTGGGACCAATCCCGAGTGCCGCGCTGTTCGTGGGCCTCGCGGTCGTCGGCGCGCTGGTACCAGACCTCGATCACCCGAAGTCCAGGCTCACGCACGCGCTGCCGCCGGTCACCTGGCTGCTGAACAAGGTGCTGGTCCGCCTGTCCAAGGCGATCTTCTACGCAACCCGGACGGATCGCGACTACAAGGACACCAACGGGCATCGTGGATTCACCCACACCCCCGTATTTGCCGCTGTCGTGGCCGTAGGCGTGACGACCGGCATGGAGGCTACGAGCGCCCACCGGTTCGCTGTCCTCGTCGGAGCGGCGTTGGGGGCTGGCTGTCTGGCACACATCTGTGGCGACTCCCTCACCAACTCCGGCGTGCCGTGGCTGTGGCCGCTCGTGGACCGGCGCACCGGGCGCCGCTGGCAGCACTACGGCATCCCGAAGCGGCTGCGGTTCGAGACCGGCGGGGGCACGCACCCACGGGCGCTGACCTGGGCCGCCAAGGGCGAGCACATCACCACGGTCGTATCCGGCGCGGTCGCCGTGCTCGTGCCGGTCACCTACCTGTGGCTGGGGTGGGGGCTGTGAGCTGGCATTACTTCCTGCTGGACGTGGTGCTGCGGGTCGTGATCGGCGTGGCCTGCGGTGCCGTCCTGGTGGCCAGCTACCGCGTCCGCAACCGGGGCCGATGGGTGCTGTCCCCGAAGGCCAAGCCGCACCGCTGCCACACGCCCAACAGTCCGAGGCGCAACGCCCGGCGATGGCGCTGCAACACCTGCCACACGCTGTACGAGGCGCGGGACATCAGCCTGTGGGGCGAGACGATCTGGGTGTGGGACGAGGTCAACGAACAGACCGGGCTGACCGAGCGGC